ATCCGATCATTGGGTTATACTAGGAATGCAGTCTCAGATTATTTTGATGGCTACAATCCTGAGAGGCATAAAGTTTTCATTTATGATGACTTTGGTTCTCAAGTTGATGATCCTGCGGCTGGTGAGCTTATGTCAATTGTTACAAATGCTGACTTTCTGCCGCCATTTGGCTCACTTAGTGACCCTAATGTTGGCATGAAAGGCACATCTTTCGATTCGCCTATTGTTGTGCTGTGTTCAAATTTTTCTGAATTTTCACAGTGCAAGCAAATTGCGGATAAGACCGCTTTGCAGAGGCGTTTAGGAATCGTGATTACTTGGAATGAGAAATTGCGTTTGAATGATCCGACCCACGCATATCAGGTTAGAAGAGCTTTACCTGATGGTAAATTGCATCCTATTATGAACAATAATAATGGTGCGAGAAAGAATACTAATTGGTTTTCTGTACGTGAGATCCAGCATTTGCTTTATGAGGAATATCATAAGCATTTGCAACAACAAACGCAAATTACGGACGACTTTGATGCATTGTGTGCACCAAAGAGGGAAGGACATGTGGATTTTCTTGATGCTTATCATTATGTTAAGACTTATGGTAAGGATGAGGAATTTACAGATGCAGCTGAAGAATCAGGTAACGTTATTTCATCTTACGGACTTGGTTCTGTTTTTGGCTTCTTTGGGTTTGCTATTGCCGGTTATAAACTGGCGGATTATGTCGATGAGAATTTCGGCAAGATCGGTGATATGTTGTTGATTTTAGGAGCTGCTATTTCATTAGCAGTTGCGACTACTGCATTATTCTTTAATCGACCAGTGGCTACTCCTCAGAGTGGCGAGGGTGCGACACCAAAAGCGGCACCTAAACCATATTTTGTTCGCGCACAACAGCAGGATGGATTTGGTTTGGAGCAAGATGAGCGAGCTATGGCGAAGATTCTTCAAAACCACGTAACTGTGGTAGATGAGAGTAATCACTATAACAATGCTATTTTTCTTGTTGGACGAGTG